AGTAATTGTGAAGTTTTTGTAGTTACGCTCCCAGTGCTTGTGTTTGATATAACCGCTTGTGTAGATGATGCAGAATTTGCCTCTTGTATAGTTAGTGATGTAAACGTAGCACTCGTTCCGCTTAATGAGCCAGTGAGAGTACCACCAGTGAGAGGTAGATAACTCGTAAGTCCAATCTCCGAAGCAGTCCAACTTACGTTAGCAGAGCCGTTAAATGACTTTGCAGTACCGTTTATTGTGAAGTTTCTTGCAGTTGTTAAAGTTGCTGCACTACCAGTTGTATTTTGATTCCATGTTGGAATATTACCTGCATTATATACAACATTTCCGTTAATAGTTACACCATTGTTATTGGCAGTACCTCCAACACCAGTTGCAAAATTTATCGTATCATCACTATCATTACCTATATATAATTCAAGAGTCATTTTTTCTCCAGATGCTCCATTTCTGTATAATCTCAAACCGCTAATATCACCGCTTCCCCCAAATGGATCATTTGGAAATCTTAATCCTTTAGTATAATCTGTACTATCAGTTACATTGGCTAAAACAATTTGCCCTGTCATTGTACCTCCTGCAAGTGGTAAATAACTATTCAATGCAGAAGGAATTACATAGTCTGTTCCTGCCACCGCAGCACTTACCGTACCGCTTCCGTTTGCTTTAAGAATACCATTAACCGTACCAGCACCACCATAGCTTGAACCAATGACTGACCCATTCCATGCGCCACTTGTAATTGTACCGTTTATAAATACATTACCAAACACTCCCAACGCTCTTTGAGTAACACCAGTGAATGCGCCATTGTTAAATGTCGGATTAATGATTACTCCATATAAAATATCATTATTTGCAGCAGCATTAATCGTTGATATAAGATTAAATGAGCTTGCACCGCCAGCAGCAGCAGTAATTACATTATTTATTCTAAATGTTGAAGTAGGAGAAAAAAGCAATGAATCATCAGCTGCTATTGTAGTTCCACTATTCCAATAAGCTACTCTTCCACTTGTTCCACTTAATGCAGCCGCAGCACCAATTTCAGCCAATGACCAAGATACATTACCTGATCCATCAACGCTTTTACCTGTTGAACCTATTGTTAATGTACGTGCAGTTTTCCATTTATCAGCAGTTGCAGCATTTCCTGTTGTGTCCTGATTCCATGTTGGAACAGTTGCAGCATTCATTTTTGCATAATCAATGCTTCCTGCTAACATTGCATTGGTTACTTTACCTGCACCAATTGTTGTTGCAATTGAACTTGTACCTGTACCTGTAACATCACCTGTTAATGTTATTGTTGTCAGATAATTAGGTGTCCAATTCTCCCACTTCGAAGAAGTTCCGTTAAAACGAAGTAATTGTGCATTTGTTGGTGATGCTGCTGAAACATCAGCTAAATCATCAAGAACAAGATTCACAACACCTGTGTAACCATTTACAGATACAACCGCATCTGTATTATCTACCTTTCTCCAAACTGTTCCATCGAATATTGCCCAATCTCCTATCTGCCAATCAGTAATCCCATCAAGGTTTGTTGTACCTGCAACAGAAACAATATAGTAATAACCTTTTGTTCCAACTCCTGATGCAAGTGAAGGTGTGTTTGTAGATGCATTCCAAGTTGATTGAAATATTGATCCACCGATCAAACCATTTATCTGATTCTGTACCTTTCCGAATGCGTTTAAAACACTATCAGATGCACTTATTGAACCGCCTGTGATATTTAATCCACTCAATACAGTTGCACGAACACGTGGTTCAGTAAAGTAAACATTACCACTTTCAGGTACAACAGAAGTGTTTAAAGTTTGGAAAGTTTTATCACCTCTAAAGTATTGCAAAGTTGTTCCTGCGGTTATTGCAGGTTCACCACCAAGTCCTGTTAAAGTATAAGTTGGAACATTCAGAACATTGCTTGTTAAAGTTGCTGATCCTGAATTACCTGTAACAGTTAAACTGTCTAACCTTTTTGTGTATGCAGTATCCCATTCTGATTGCTTTGCATTCGTTGGCAAAGAATAACCTGATGCGAATTTTATGTCAACTGTTCCTGATGATGTGATGGGTACACCGCTAACTTCAAAACCTGTTGGCACAGTTGCGTTTACACTTGTAACTGTTCCGACATATTGATCATTTGAAGTAACTGTAAAATTCGGATATGTTCCACTTATTGAAGTTGTTCCTGACCCTGTCAAAGAAACGATCTGATCGGGTGCAGTATTTGTAATGTTGATTGTACCGCTTGATGTGATAGGTGATCCACTTATTGAAATACCTGTTCCACCTGATGCTGCAACAGAAGTTACAGTACCTGTGTACTGATCATTTGATGTGATTGTAAAGTTTGGATATGTGCCTGAAATGCTTGTTGTTCCTGCACCTGTTAAACCTACAACCTGATCGGGTGCGGTGTTTGTAATTGTAATCGTTCCTGATCCTGTAACTGGACTTCCTGCAACACTTATTCCTGTACCGCCTGAAGCAGCAACCTGTGTTACTGTTCCAACATTCCATGTACGATCTGCACTCAAATTTTGTGCAGTTCCATTTATTGTTATAATCCTTGATTCAGGCACAGGTGTGTAACCTAAAACACCTGCAATACTTTTATTTTCCCAAACTCCTGAAGTGCTATTGTAAAAAATTCCATCTTTATTTGTTGGGAATCTTGCGGATACATTATGAAGTTCATCAAGTTCATAACCATTCTGAATCTTTACTTCAATAACACCCTGTGTTGGATGTGATCTAACAACAACACCTATATAAACAATGTGTTGTGGTGCATAAGGCTTTGTTGATGTCCATGCTCCTGCGGTTGTTGGACTCAAATAAAGTGCAGTACCTTCTGTGTATGCCTGTGTGTCAAGATTATCAATTCCACCTGCAACAACAACAAAACCATTATTCATATTGGTAATGTCGCTTTGCACTATTCCGAATGTCTGTGCTGATGTTGCATCACCTGTTGCAAGTGCTTTTGTAACAGTCGGTAAATTACCTTGACCACCATCAATATAAATAACTGTGCCTTTTGTTAATGTTGCACCTGTTTTATTATAAACTTCACGAATTAAAGTTTTTGCTTCATTCGAAGTTGTTGGAAAAGTTGCCAATGATCCATCACCACGAACATACTGCGATGTTGTACCTGCTCCTGTAACTGTGATTGTTCCATTACTTGTCAATGGTGAACCGCTAACTGTAAAAGCTGAAGGCATTGCAAGTCCAACAGAAGTCAAACCTGAAGCATCAGCAGCATTTACCCACGCAGTTCCATTGTATTTTAAAACTTGACCATTTGTTGCAGATGTAATTGTTACATCACCAAGTTGATTGATATTATAATCACCTTCTGTCGCAACTACATCACCTGTTCTTCCGAATACACTTGTTACAGGTGCAGTATCAAAGTCTGACCAAGATGCCTGAATAATTCCACCATCTTGTTGTGTAAGGGTTAAAGTTTTTGTTGTAGTACCTGAAACTTCTGCACTATTGATTTTATCATTGTATGCAGAATCCCATTGTGTCTGTTTCGTTGATGAAACATAATTAGGAATGTTCAAGGTAGCACCAACCAATGTTGCCACACCAGTTGTTCCTGTTGTGGTTAAAGTTATGTTATTCTGTTTTAAATTAAGTGCATTTTGAAGATCAGTTTGATTTGAAAGTGTTCCTGTAATTGCACCCCATGCAGCAGGAATAGTTCCTGCATTTGTGTCAATTGTAACTACTTGCTCACCTGAAATTACTTGCGTGGTGGACTGACTAACAATATTGACATTCGTAATCTGATCACCTGCATTAATTTCTACAATTTGTTCTGTTGAATTGATGTTTGTACTCATTATGTAGTAATATCATCTGTTACTGAAAATTCACCCCAAAGGTATGTCTTAACTATCCCACTACTAAATGTAACTTGCAAGTCATATTTATACTCACCCTGATCCAAACTTATGACTTTATTTATGATGATGCTATTGTTACTTGCACCACCAACAGTTATTCCATCACCTTCAGTAAGTGTTGCAACGACTGTTCCATTGCATCCGCTAACTATCTGTATTTTAACATCAGCAGTTGACAAGTTGATAGGTGTACTGTCCAACGTTAACGTAAACGTTTGCTGCCAAGAATCACCTTTCCAAATTTGTATATCTAATTGTGCAGGTCTGAAATCACTCATAATTTATGGAATTTGACATCTGTTATTTAATGAATCTAAAGTTAATGAAACATCAGCACGAACACCTGCAAGGTAATCGGGATCAGCTTCACGAAAATAAGTTATTGGTATATTGATACCTGTTTCCCAATCATTTGAATTATTGCGTATTTCAGCAACAATATCTTGCATGATTAAGTTTGTATCGGATAAAACTTCAAGTGCATCTGTTTCAACCAAATGCCTATCCATTATGTAAATATTGAAATTGTATTGTATTTGCTTTTCTGAAATTGCTGCATCAGCCAAATCAAAAAACATGGCAGGATAAATGATATCCGCATCATCAAGTTTTTCTACGAACTCCCCGAACAGTACTGTGTTTAACTGCGGATGACTCGTTCCGAATCCCTTGATTTGTGTTATGATTTGATTTAGTGTTAGACTCATTTTTTTTCAGATATAGTTTTAGCTTTTCTTGATTTTTTAAGTTAGCTTGTTTACTCATTCAGGGCAGCATTTTGGGTTATTACCTTGATAAAGTTCCTTAAACGTTCTTTCGCCTTTGCAGCAATAATCATCACCCAACCAAATGGATGCTCTGTACGCATCGTTGTCAGGTTGGATTGCATCTATACCTGCACCGAAGTTCAAGTACAATGGATATAATGTTTGATTCTGCTTCAAATATTTAATCAATCTTTGCTTGTAAAATTCAGCACGTGCCCTGTAACGATTTGCAATATCAATCAAATCTTGCATTGATGGCATATCTGTATTATCAGATGATTTACGCACCAATCCTTTATTGTAAAACTGAAAACTCAAACCCTGTGGAAGTTCACTTAATACATAGTTTACAAGTGTATCAGCAACATAATCATCAAGCAAAGTCTTTTCATCGCAAGTCAAATTATTGCATGAAATGCCATCCTGTAAACGATTATACAAAGCTGAACCAAGTGCAGGAAGTATGTACATATCCTGCGAAGTTTTGATTTCAGGCTTTATCAGTTTCTCATCCACGTTGTAATGCAGTCCTGATCTTTCCTTGATAGTATCAGCTGATATGAATAATATGTTTAAACTCATTTTATTTTCTTGTTACTACGTTAGCTTTCCATTGATGTCTGCAAAAAGGTCTGTGCCTGTTTGTATCAGGTATTGTGTACCATCCACCACCACGACTGAATACATCATAACCAAGTCTTGCACTCATTGCTTCAATTTCACTCCTGCTATACATTTTGTCCGTTGTTACAAAGTACTTGCAAAACTCACGTGATGTGTCCAAATCTGAATCGTTAAAACCCTGCCTCCATTCGTATGAATATCTGATCAGAAATTCAGTTGTTTTAGGCTTCATTGATTCCACGATTTCAGAAATCGGTGCAGTCAATTTACGTTCAATGATAATTGATTTATCATCACCTTTACCGATTGAAGTTTCTTTTGATGTGATGTAACCTTTTTCTTCAAGTATTCCAATGACACGTTTTACCGCACCTATATCTTCTTTCAAAACCTCTGCAATAACTTCAGGTGTGATTCTTTTATCTTTTGTAATCAAGTCAAGGATATTCGACTGCAACTGTGATACATCTTCAAACAATTGTGTTTCCTGAAAGTATGCACGTTGTTTAAATACATTAAAGTTTTGTTTGCTTTCTCCAAATTCATCAAGTGATTTGAAATCAAATTTTGCAGAAAATCCTTGTCCTTGTTCAACTGTTGGTTCTAAATCTTCACCACCTTCTTTTGGTTGTAGGCTGATCAATGACCTCAATTCGTTTGGTGTCAATTGTTCAAGTACCTTATTCGCAACTAATGGACTCAATGAATTGATCGCATCAATTACATCTTGATTTGATGTTGTCTGTTTAATTTCAAGTGGTTTCAAACCGATCTTTTCTCTGACCTCATCTTTATCCATGATCTGCAACAATGCAGCTTCTGAAAACTCCAATCCAATAGGTTCAGTTGGAATAATCTGCAAATCTTCCGCATAACCTGCATACCCTGCCAACATATTGAATGTTGATTCAAGGAACATTTGTTTTGCGTTTACATAAGTATTTTTGAAGATTTCATATCCATCACGCATCTCTGTTCTGCTGCCAAGTTTACCTGCTTCAGCAATACCAAAAATGCTTGGTGTCGTGATCATATGACCACTAAAGATGTTGGTTTGTATCAAAGAATCAACCCTTCCGAAGTCCTCTTTTGTCAAATCTGATTGACCAAGATCATCAATGATTGGCTTACGTGAAGCATCATTAACGAATGCCAACATATATTTGATACCATCTGCACCTGTATATGTATTTTTGAATTTACGATGTATTACACTTTGCTCATCAGGTGAAGGTTCACCATTCGGAAGTGTAATAAGTTTACTTGCAGAAAACCCTGTCTTGGCATTTCCTAACACGTGTTTAGAAACTTCGATGTCTGATTCGATGTAATTCAATGCACCGAAATATGAAGGCAATGCATACACCTGCGAAGTCGGTCTGTATTCCTTCATGTAAAGAATCTGTTTGCCTTGCGGATTTTTCGGATTAAAAGCAGGGTAAATTTTATGCTTCTCCTTATTGTCTTTCCAATCTTCTTTATACCAATACTGTGTATTGTCTTTATTTGTCCTGATTTTGGTATAGTCTAAATGCCATATTTCTGCGATTCGCCCTATGCCCCAAATAACCTCCAAATAAGCACCACCAAACAGTTCAATATCCAATGATACCTTTCGGGTAACATCATCCAAATTTTCGCTTCTATTTGGCTTATTAATGAATCCTTCGCTGCCTGTCCAACCATTACCACAGATATAATGTACCTTTGATTTTACAATCGAATTGTGTTTAGCACTTTTGTTAAAAAGTTCAACAAGGTAATTCGGGTAATCATTACGATGTCCGTAACCGATCCAACCTTCACCTTTCTTTTCGATGTATTCAGGCTGCTTTGCTTCTGCAAATTGAACAAGTACAAATTGATTTTCTAAACTCATTGTCTTATTTTGTATGTGTCAGTTGTTGAATATTCTGTGTACACATCTTCAGATTCCTTCAGCATCATAATACCACTTTCCAAAAGGGTTAAACCTGTGGTTGTGGTATTGGTCGCACTTGTTTGCTGATACACAGAATACGTATATTGACCATTTAATTTACTTAAAAAATATTGATTCACATTCAACAGGAATTTATTGTACCTGTCTTTATGTGAAGATAAATCCTTTGCGTTAGTTAGCACAAATTTTACTTCAGTATTTGTTGACCTCTGTTCAAACACAAACAAATAATTCGGTGAAGAAATAGTCTGCTTCTCCGTTAAAGTAAAGTAAACATTCTGAATCTGTCCTTTCGTTAGTACTATCACACCAATAAATGTAAAAAAGATCGGATATTAACAAAAATGCCCCACCATATTGGCAGGGCACTTAACCATTAAACTCTACAACTTATGAACCTGCGGTTTCCAACTGTCCTGCGACTGTTGAATTAACTTCAGGTGCAAGTTCAGATTCCTGACCTGTGAAAGTCAAAGAATAACCTGAACGATCACCAAGAGCAGCACCGCTTTGAGCAGAACCACCTGTAATATCCAATCCTTTTGTAAGTCCAAGATACCACCATTTTCCATTGTTATCTTTAGCTACTGCGACCAAAAGATTCTTGGCAAGTAACAGGATTTCGTTTCTTGTATTAGCCTGAAGTTTATTCAGGATGATTGTCAATTCTTGCTGATAGAAAATTGTTCCATTCTCAACAGAAGCATTAACATTCTCAACGAAACTTGAAGTGCCTTTGACCAACTCGTACTTGTAAAACCTTTTTCCAGTTTTTTTAGTAAGAGAAGTCATAACACCACCTGAAACTGTATAGGAATTTACATCCTGTGATGCCATGAAGTAAACTTCTGTGATACCACCCAATGAATCTTTACAGTCTAATGTGTAGCCTTGCGTAAGTGCACAGGGCATATTATTTAATTTAAATTGTTATATAAAAAGGGCAGTTTTACCTGCCCAATTATTATGCAAGGATAAACTTCACAACCTCATCAGGGAATGCGATGTTCACACCCATTTTGAATTCAGATACAAAACGAACTTGGTCTGCTTCTTTTGCGTAGAAGATTTCAAATTTTTCTTCTTCGTTAAGAAGGTCTGTACCCAAGAACAAGTTGCTCAATCTCAAAGCATATACTTTGTTAGTTCCGTTCAAACCTTGTACTGCAACAACTTTAATCGAAGTACCTGGCAAGATGAACTCACTATCAGCTTTTGTATCAATCTGATAATGGAAAGAATTTGAATTCTTAAGAGCAATTGTATATTGTCTAAACAAATCTTGACCGCAGAAGATAGTCATATCATCAGCAGCAACAACTTGTGCAGGGATTGCTTTATAAACACCATCAAAAATGCTGATTACGTTAGCATCTGTAATGCTTGACAAAGGTGCACCTGAAATGTAAGTAGATGCGTTTGCAGCAACTACTCCAGAAGCAGCACCGATCAATTTAACCAAACCATCAAATTTATTAAGGTTTACGTTAACTGATGCAGTATCACCTTGCCAAATTGCAGTTTCAAGTTGTGCAGCAATTCTCTTTGCTTTTTTATCAGCAAATTCTTGTTCGAATGGAATGCTATCATACATTGAACCAGTTGGCAATGCTTTTTGCAAATATTTGCTTTCAAGGTCTTTTGGACAAAGTGCCTCGTTAACTTTAATTTTACCAACAGTTACAGTTCTTTGTGTGAAAGAAGTTGAACCTGATGCATTAAATCCGCATGATCCACCTGATTGGAAGATTGCGTCTGTGTCCATGATGTTGATGGTTTCAGCAGATTTTACTCCTACCATCACGTTACCTGCACTCTTAATCAAAGATGCAGTTTTAGCACCCAATACAGAAGATGTAACCAAAAGAGCTTCATTCTGCTCTGTATAGGCTGCAAGGGTTGATACGTCAAATGCCATTTTGCTTTAGTTTTTATTGTTTAAAATTGCGTTACGATATTTATTAAGTCTTTCAAACTTAATGTCTTTTGTTGCTTCGAACTTGAAAGTTTGTGGCATCTCAATTGGATCAGCCTGTGGAACTTTGCTCATTTCCTCAATCAACTCAACCACCTGTGAAAATCCTGTTTTAGATTTGTTTTCAAGTGCTTCAAGTTTTGCTATCAAAGCAGCATTCATAATTTCCATGTCAGAAATCTTTGACTGAAATTCAGCAGCCATTTCTTCCATTTTCTTTTCCATTTTCTTTGATTCAACCTCAACATCAACGTTTTCCTGTGCAGGTTCTTCGGCTTTCTCAATCTCAACAATCTTACCTTCAAGTGTTGAAATTTGGGTACCATCTGCAAGTTGATGTTCACCATCAGGTGCGTTTGAACCATCTTCAAGTTTAACTTCACCACCTACTTCAAGAGATGAAATCATAACCTTTGTGCCATCTGCCAATGAGTATTCTGCAAATTCAGCAGCTTTTACTTCTTCAACAGGTGCTTCTTCTTGTTTAGGCATATCTTCGAAAAGTGCCTTGATTTTTAGTATTGCTTCTTTAGGATTCATACTTTTATTTTAAATGTGAATAAACAAATTATATTACCACTTAACCGATGATAAAATTTCTTTTATGTCATCAATCATCTTCTGTTCTTTAGATTTCTCTTTCTTGTATTCAAATACACCTTCAACTGAAAAACCCTTGACTTCACCACTTTTTACCTTTTCCCAAACATCATCATTATACACTTTGAAACTTCCAAACCATGAACCATCAGGTGCATCTTCAAATCCTTTCATTGGTGGGATGCCACGTTCTTTATCAGAAATAAATGATTCGAACATAACAATATCTTCAACCTTAAAATCAGGATTATGCTCCAAATTAACATTAGCTTGATAGCCTTTTTTGAAAAACTTTTGAGCAATTTTGAGAATAGTATCTTTGCTAAAAGTAACATAGTAATCACCATGAGTACTGTCGCTGCGAAAAATAGGTGTATCAGCCAACATAAGAGCACCACTAATGATACGCTTATCTTCTGAAACAATCTGAAAGTTAACTTTATCTTTAAAAGCATTCCAATTCTTTTGGATCGCAGGTCTGTCAACTAATGCAACGAAGTTTACTTCTGCATCATCATTAACATCTTCGTTGATCATCAATTCAAATAATGGTAATTCCATAACTCTAAATGTTTAAAAAATTAATTAATATCTACTTATCCAAATTTAGCCTTTTGTTTAATTGCTTCAATTCTTTTTTGACTTGCACTTATGTCTGTTTCAACAACGTATGCCCTGATGGCTTGGTTTCCAATTGCATTAATTGATGCCTGATTCAGTTGCGTTAATTGTGCAGTCTGTCCCATCGGTGCAACAGGTGCAAAAGTACTTGGTGCAGATACTGAACCACCACTTCCGTATTTAGAAGGTATTTGTACTTTGTTTATATTTTTCAAGGCTGATAAACCTGATGCCAATATTGTTGCAGTTGCAGCAACCTTTTGTATTGTTCCGAATGGTTCAGGGATTGTGGTATCATTTGCAAGTACTTGCGTTATACCCAAGTAAGTATTGATCAATGCCTGTGCAGATGCAAGTGCCTTTCCTGCTGCGGTTTCCCTACCAACCAAATCAGCAACTGCACCAAATGCCTGACCTGTTAAAAGTATTGCATCTTGTTTTGCCTTTTCCCTTTCTTCTGTTTTTTTTCTGTTTTGTTCTTCTTGCCATGACAAATAATTATTTTGTGCCATGACACCATCAACAGTTTTCTTTGCACGATCTACAATTGATTGTACATTTTTTTCAGCATCTTGATCTTTCTTTTCCTGTTTCTTTTTCTCATCATCTTCTTGCTGCTTTTTGCGTTCCTTCTCATCATTATCAAAATTTATAATTCTTACACGTGCAGCTTGTGCTTTTGCATCTAATGCAGCAATACGTTGATCTTCTTTATCTTGTGCTTCTTTCTTTTTTTTATCGTTGTCCTCTTGTAATTTTTTTAATCTGTTTTGTTCTTGTATATCAAGAATCTGTTTCTGTAAGTTTAAATCACGATATTGTTTTAATTCTTCTTCTGATAATTTCCCTTTTGTTTTAAGTTTCTCCCTTAATTTATTAAGTTCATTATCTGCTAACTTTAAACTTTCTTCATAAATTTCTTTTTCCTTACCACCCTGTGCAGTTAATACTTTAATTCTTGCTTCAATAGCTTCATTACCACGTTTTGTTTTCTTTTCAAGTGCTTCAAGATTTCTTTCTGCTTGACTTGTAATACCTACAAAATCTGTAAACTTTTCAACTGCATTACCAACAAACTTTCCAAGTTTTTCAAGACTTGGAAAAAGGTTTAATATAACTCTTTTAATGTCATCAAAATAACCAATGACCAATGTCAATGCAATTGCTAATGCACCAATGCCAGTTGCACCAATCGCAGCCTTTAATCCTGTGAATGCCTTGACTACATTATTTTTAATTATTGCACCAAGATTGTTAAAGGCATCTGCTGATTGAAGAACTTGTTCAAGTCCCTGTGATAATGCAAGTGCTGATTGCACTTTTAAAAGTTGTTTTTCTACTTCCTTTGATTCTACACCAAGAAGTCCAATTGCACCTTGAACTGCTGCAAATCCACCTGCAATTCCTTGTATTGATTTACTAATTGCAGGAAATGCACCTGCACCTTTTGCAAAGTTTTGTGTTGCTTCTGCACTATCCTGAATGCTATCCTTTAACTGTCCAATTTGTTTTCTTAATTCTTGAACACGTGGATCAGCTTCACCAAATTGTTGTGATAATTTTAATGCTTCAAATTCGGCTTCCTTAATTGCTCTTTTGAGTTCGCCAAATGTAGAAACAATCTGTTCCTTACCACCAATGTTAATCTGAAAATTTAAAGTTTCTGCCATTTAAAATACTTTTGTAATTACCTTCAATAATTCAACCTTGCACGTTTTATAATCAATACTGTTATAACCTTCTATTTTGTTTATCCTGAACAGTTGGTTATCAATCATTACTAACTTTCC